AGATCTCGTAGACCCTTACACATATTATGTTTATGCACCACACGTTTCATACAATATACCTTCATTCGGTGAAATGTCAGGAACAAATATTCGTAAGGCACTCGGAGATAACGATGCAAAGTTGGCTGAATTGAGATACCGTTTCAAACAAATCTTTGGTTGGTTTGATGCTGGCATTTTCAACTTGGTAATAAGTAAGTTGAATACAAAACGCAGTAAGATAAAAGAAGATCTAAACGACTGGTTCCGTGTATTATCAAACATGACGCAGGAACAAGGTCAACTATTTTTTGATATTCTCAAAAAAGAATACGGAGATACAAAAGACCTACTTCCAATAATACAAAAGTTTGTAAAAACAGGAAAACTTACCGACCAAGAAAAGGCAATCTTTCAGAAACAAATGAAAGATACGTTCAAACTTATGGGTCTTGGGGCTATTGCGGCAATACCAATACCAGGAACAATGTTATTGATTCCTGTTATCGTTCAACTCGCTAAGAAGTTCAACATCAATCTTCTTCCAGAATCTGATGAACCTGCGGGAGAACGTCTCTCCGTAGTTCGTAGAGAATTTTGGAATGAAGTATTTACAGAAGTTGCTAAGGAAGATAAACCACTTCTAAAAGAAGGTGGTGCAGCAGGACACATGACACATCCATTTGAAGACTTCGGTCTTACATTTGGTGACATGAAAGAAATGTTCCGACTTGGATTATCGGGTGAAATAACAACAACAGGAAAACCAACAGAAAAATTAGACGGTCAAAATCTTTTTGCTTCATTTAGAAAAGGTAAACTATATGCTGCCAGAAATAAAGGTGACATCAAGAATGGTGGAATGGATTATGAAAGTATCAAGACGAAGTTTGGTGGTCGTGGTGCTATTGAAGAGGCATTTACATTTGCGTTCTCTGATTTGGAAAAGGCAATTCAAAAACTAACTCTAAACCAACAAAAGAAGATTTTTCAAGATGGTAAAGCTTGGATGAATCTTGAAATTATGTACCCGAAAAGTGCAAATGTAATCAACTACGACGGTGCTTATATTGTTTTTCACGGAGTTTCTTTGTATAATGATAAAGGTGAAAAGATAGAAGATTATCCTGACTATGCAAGAGTTTTAGCCGGAATGATAGAACAAGTAAATGCACATTCACAAGAAACATTTAGTATTACCAAACCAAAATCAATCGTGGTTGGTAAGACTAAAAAGTTCAATCAACGACTGAATTACTTTGTAACAAAACTAACAACTCTTCAGAATAAGATGAATTGTTTAGATACTGACACCATTGGTGTATGGCATCAACGTTGGTGGGAAAAGTATATCAAAAAGAACACAAAAGAAGCTGGTCTGACGATAGATGAGAAGACAATGGAAGGACTTGTAAAAAGATGGGCATTTTATGATAAGTCGTTTGCCCTAAACAGTACAAATATATCTGACGGCAATCTTTTGACTTGGGCAAAGAATACGGATAAACTGAAAGTCCAAGAACAAATGCAAAAGAATGTTCAACCGTTTGAATTACTCGTGTTAGAGTTTGGCGCAGAAGTTCTAAAGAATGTTCAGAGTGTAATGGCAATAGATCCAAAGAAAACTACAAGTCAAATGAAGTTGGATGTCAAGAATGCAATACAAACTCTCTCATCTTCTAAAAAGTTGGAAGATATAAACGTTCTCAAAAAACAATTGAAGAGAATTGATGCTGCCGGTGGTATGGACTCAATAGTTCCATTGGAAGGAATTGTGTTTACATTCAACGGTAAGACATATAAACTAACGGGTGCATTTGCTCCGATAAACCAATTATTGGGTTATTTCAAATTCAAGACATAATTATAGTAAATAGTTTCATTTATTCGATGGTGGTATATGGTAAAGATTGACAGTGTAAACGATGTCAAACAACTTCTAAAAGGAGAACACACTTCTCAAACTTCCGTTCAAACGGGATATACGGGAGAACCGGAAGAAAAGATAACAAGGAGTGTTGGTGATAGATGGAAGGATGAAGATGGTAATGAGTGGGAACAGAAAGAAGGGTATAAAATAAAGTTAGGAAAGGATTGGCAACAAGACCTTCACGGTTATCTCAATACGTTTCAGAATTGCCCGAAAGAAGTTTGTACGTGTAATATGCCAAAGAATGTTGATAACAAAATGAAGGCGTTACACGGTATGTGCCTTGACTGTGTTACAGAAATGGAACATAAGATAAGGATAGACGGAAGATGGGATGAATATGAAAGAGAAAAAATGAAACTAAATGCAATGGCATGGTTGGCAGAAGCTGAAAAGGATAAAAATGTAATTGCAGAAGAACTTTCAAGAACAGAATTTGTAAATTCATTTGGTGACGTTGAAAAATGGGACACCGGTAAAACAAAAGAGGAACTCTTACAGAAGATTGAAGATGAGTTTCAAAAGTTTCGTGAAGATTTTATTCAGAAATTGGAGAACTATGGTGATTGAACAACTAAAGTCAGGATTGGCTTCAATGATTTCAGATGTTGACGGATCGGTCTCATCAAAACGAGTTGTTACATTCTTATGTGTACTTGCCATGTTAGTTACATGGGGTGCAAATCTTTTTTGGGGATTTCAAATCACAGAGTTTATCTTTGAAGGTTTGATGTATATTATCATTGTTGGTCTCGGTGTTGCAGCCGCAGAGAAGTTTTCACGTAAGGGACAATAACTATGTCAAAATCTATTGTTATAGAACGTGCAGTACCTACTAATAAAAAATTATACAGTAGTGTAAAGTCACGTATAAAGAAAAAATTCAAAGTATGGCCGAGTGCTTATGCCTCGGCCGCACTTGTAAAAGCGTATAAAGCTGCCGGTGGTGGTTATCGTAATGAGTCAACAACGGTCAATAATCCTGTTTATCGTCTTGAATCATATAAAACAAATGAGTGTGGTAAAATCACAGAATTACATTTTGGTATTCAAGAGGCAACAACAGAAGTCCTCGGTGAAGCTGAATACCGTGGACGTAAAGTATCATTAGGTAAACCATTCAGAACTCCAGGTGGCCCAAAGAAATTCTCTGTGTATGTAAAGAATCCAAAGGGTAATGTTGTAAAAGTAAACTTTGGACACAAGGGTGAAGGTGGTAAGAAAACGATGAGAATAAAGAAATCAAATGCAGCAAGACGTAAGTCATTTCGTGCAAGACATAATTGTGATACTCCTGGACCTAGAACATCCGCCCGTTATTGGTCATGTAGATTCGGATGGCCTTCGAGTGGTAAAGGTGCAATAGATAAAACATAATATATGAATCAGGGTTTGTACCAAACATTACTGACTCCACAGTTTCAGTTTCATCTACCAAAGGATAGAGATGCCGCGGCAGACGCTATGGTAAATGCCTATCATTTATCAAACATAGGTCAAACAACAACACCTTTTGGTGCACCACTTTTGAACGCAGATAAGTCTATTCTAAAAACATTCGTAAAGCTCAGTCTTGATATAAACTTTTATGGTGGTCAATTACAATCCACTTTATCTGAAGTTTTATCTACGATTCGTGGTGCAATCCAAGCCGCTGAATCTGGAATAAAAACTGCAGTAAAAGATGCTCAAAAAAGTGTAAATAATACAATAGACCGTTTGGTATCTTCACTACCAGCTCCTCTTCTATTTGTCTCTCCGATTTTGAAAAGTTTGATCGGGGGTATATTCAAAGATTTATTGGAAGCTGGAAGTAATAAACTTGGAGAAGTTTATAAATGTATGAAAAAACTTCAGGGTATGATTGATTTATTAGATGTTTCAAAAATAGCATATCTTGTAATGGCTACTGGATATTGTTTGTATTGGATAACTGCGAAGATGTCACCAGTTCCTCCAATGCCACCGTGCATAGGTCCAACAACTGGCGCGATAATTTTACTACCTGGACTTCCCGTTCCACTAAATTCTGATTTGTCAAAAACATTCTCAAAAGGGAACACTGTTCTACAAGCTATCGGTAAACTATACAACAGTTTAGTATTACATCAATTGACAGTCGCTGGAGTTTATCTCGGAATAATACCGTTCTTTCCTTCACCAATTCCAGGACCACCTATACCGTGGTTTTCAATGTTGAATATTCCATTTCCAAATATAAACTTTTCAAAACCACCCGGTGATCCAAATTCAAGTGGTTCTAAAAAAGAAAAAGAACGTCAAGAAAAATTGAATAAAGATCCAGATGGTGAATTTTTGAAAGCCGGCGAAAAACTGAAAAAAGCAAAGGATGGATTGAAAAAACAATCGGAAAATTCTAAACCCTGTTGATATTTATCTTTATGACACCATGCCAAAAACACATATTAGAATTAGTCTTACATGAATACAAACGTGAAGTTCTAACGGAAGGAAAAAAACCTTCTGGTGGACTTCGCAAATGGTTCAAGGAAAAGTGGGTTGACATCTCTCGTAAAACAAAATCTGGAGGTCATCCTGCCTGTGGTGCGTCTGCTGGTTCTAAACAACGTAAGGGTGGTAAACGTGCCTATCCTAAATGTGTTCCTGCTGGTCGTGCCTATCGTATGTCTTCTAAACAAAAGAAAAGTGCGGTAACTCGTAAAAGAAAACACGGTTCAACAAGACGTGGTAAAGCGAAATTTGTATCAACGAATCCGAGTAAGTAAATGATAAAGAACATTATTATGAATATCCTAGTACCAGTAATCGCCATCGGTGGTGTTGGTATGGCTATTTATTCTTCTATGATGGTCGATGACCGAGTAACAGAAAACATGAGAATTGCTGATTCACTTCGTGCAGAAGTAAACAAGTATCACCAAAAGTATGACAGTATTCTTGTAGTTGCACAATTGCTAGATTCTGCCGTTACACATCAAGAAGAAACGGTAAAGATAGTAAAACAAACATTTATAAAATACAAAACACCACCAATCAATCATTCAGATTCGGCGGTAAAATTTCTAGAAGAGTTCATCGAGGAGTGATATGAAATGGACATTACCAATTTTATTTCTACTTGCAGTTATTACATCAAGTGGACAATCACAAGACTCAGTAGTTTGTTTGCCAAAAAGTAACATACTTACTCTTGCCAACAAAATCCAATTACTAAAAGACACTATTCGTTGGCAAAAAGATATAATCACTGCACAAGATACTCTCGTTAGTACACAAAAACAACGAGCACTTGTTTACGAAAGTCAATTAGAAAACCGTCAAACGGTAATCAATCTAATGGAACAAGAAAATAAGAAACTCCGTGAGACTATTGACATTATGATGCCGAAGTGGTATGACAATAAGTGGATATGGTTCGGTGGTGGTGCAACAGTAGCAACAATCATTTTGGGCGTGATATTGTAATGGTTCAACAAAACAAAACGTTACGGGATATAATCAAAGAAGAATATGTAAAGTGTGCCTCTAATCCGGGATACTTTATGAGAAAATACGCCAAGATTCAACATCCTGTTCGTGGTAAAATCCTTTTTGAATTGTGGGACTTTCAGGAATCTGTTCTAAAAGATTTCCAAAACGAACGATACAATATCTGTCTCAAGTCTCGTCAGTTGGGTATCTCAACTCTTATTGCTGGTTATTCTCTTTGGTTGATGTTATTCCAAACAGACCAAAACATTCTCGTTATTGCCACCAAACAAGAAACTGCAAAGAACCTCGTAACGAAGGTCAGAGTTATGTATGATAATCTTCCATCGTGGTTGAAAACTGCGGTGGTAGAAGATAACAAACTCTCACTTCGTTTCAAGAATGGTTCACAGATAAAAGCCGTTTCAGCTGCTGCTGATGCAGCTCGTTCAGAAGCTCTTTCACTTCTCATCATCGACGAGGCCGCTTTCATTGATAACATCGAGGAAATTTGGGCCTCTGCACAGTCTACAATCAACACTGGTGGTTCTGCAATTATCAACTCTACTCCTAACGGGGTTGGTAATTTTTACCATAAACAATGGGTCAATGCAAAGACAGGAACAAGTGCTTTCAATCCAATCTTCCTTCACTGGACGGTTCATCCTGAAAGAGACCAAGCTTGGAGAGACCAACAAGACATCATTCTTGGACCTGCACTTGCTGCCCAAGAGTGTGATGGTGACTTCCTTTCATCGGGTCAATCTGTTGTTGACGGTAATACAATTGACTGGTATCAGAAAACTTATGTATGTGAACCAAGAGAGAAGAGAGGTGCCGAAGGTGCCCTTTGGATATGGGACGACCCTGACCCTAATAAGACATATATGATATGTGCTGACGTTGCCCGTGGTGATGGTAAGGATTATTCTGCCTTTCACATTATGGACATAGAAAACATTGAACAAGTCGCAGAATACCGTGGTAAGTTAGATACAAAATCTTACGGAAATCTTCTTGTATCTTTGGCAACCGAATACAACGATGCCTTACTTGTAGTTGAAAATGCGACTATCGGTTGGGCTGTAATCCAACAAATAATTGACCGTGGTTATCCAAACCTTTACTACACATACAAAGAAGATGGTTATACAGACCCATCGGTTCATATACCAAAGGGATATGACCTCAAAGATAAATCACAAATGGTGCCGGGATTCTCAATGACATCAAAGACAAGACCACTCGTGGTATCAAAGTATGAGATGTACTTCAGAGAACGTGCACCAGTCATCAAGTCAAATCGTTTAGCTGAAGAAATGTTCGTATTCGTTTGGAACGGTGGTAGAGCCGAAGCTCAAACAGGATATAACGATGACTTGGTTATGTCATTTGCTATGGGACTTTGGATTCGTGATACCGCACTCAAACTACGTCAAGAAGGTATGATGCGAACAAGGTTGGCGTTGGACTATATGAGAAAAACAACGTCGGTAATCAGTACAACGAATATGAGAAATCCACTTTCCGATTCTGGTTGGACGATGGACGTTGGGGATAAGAAACCAAACGAAGACCTTACTTGGCTTCTCTAAAAAATGACGTTAGATTATTCTAATCCATATTTATATCTATGGACTAATACACAATAAAAACAGGTGATAAATGGTAATATATCTTACTACAAATGTAGAAAGTGAGAGTTATAATGGCTGAACGAAAATCATTATTTGATCGGCTCCGTGTGCTATTTTCAACAAACGTGGTCGTTCGTAACGTCGGGGGTAAG